CCCGGCCTCGCGACGCGTCGGTGGATCGAGGAGAAGCGCGAGGAGTGGGGCGAGGACTCGCCCATGTTCAAAATCCGCGTGCGGGGCGAGTTCGCGGCGCGCGAGGACGGCAAAATCCTATCGATCCACGCGATCGCGGAGGCCGAGCAGCGCTGGGGCGACGCGGACGACAGCGGTCGGCTCGTGGTCGGGATCGACCCCGCCGGAGAGGGAGGCCAGGGCGACGAGAGCGTGTTCGCGCCGAGGCGCGCGCAAAAAATCCTCGCGCTCTACGCGCTGCGCGGCCTCTCGCCCGAGGCCCACCTGGCGCACCTGCTCGGGATGCTCCGGCGGTATCGGCGGCCCAGTGAGCCCGCTCCACCGCTCGTCGTGCTCGACCGCGACGGCGCTGTCGGCGCCCGCGTCTACGGAACGCTGCGTGGGCACCTCGACGCGCACCCGGACGACTACGAGCTCGTCGGCGTGCGCGGCTCGGACGCGGCGGACGGCGGCGCTCCAGGTCGCGCACACGACCGCGTGCGCGACCAGTTGTGGTTCGCGTTCGCTGCGTGGCTGCGCGACGGCGGAGCGATTCCGGAAGATGCGCGGCTCGCCAAGGAGCTCCACGCGCCCGAGTGGCGCCGCGATCTCAGGGGGCGCGACAAGGTCACATCGAAGGACGATTTGCGCCGAATGCTCGGGCGATCGCCGGACCGCGCGGACGCGTGCTGCCTCGCGACGTGGGAGGGGAGATCCCTCCGCGACACGTCGGTGGCGCGCGCGGCACCGCCGCCGATGCCGCAGGATTTCCCGGTGCTCGACCCGTACGCGGGTCTGCGGGCATGGGAGAGCCGCTGATTGTTCGTAACGCCGCGGCTCTCGCGCGTAACGCGGCGTAGGCGGTAACTCTCTCGTGTGGCGCAGATCCTCCCAGCCTGGCGCGAGCGAATCGCAGCGCTGCTCGGCGTGTCTGCGTACCAGGGGCCGCCGACGCAGGATCGATCGATCGACGACCCGGATGTCGAGGCGGCGCGGGCGCGGCTGAACGGACAGCTCACCCCGTACCCGTACATCCAGACGCGCTGGTTCCTGTCGGACCTCGAGAACGCCGTGCAGGCGGCCAACCAGGGCGACATGGGGCCGGCTGCACGGCTCTACCGCGCAATGCGCGGCGACGGCGTGTTCGCGGGGCTGCTCTCTGCGCGCACGGGACGCGCGGTGCGCCTACCGAGACGGTTCAGCGGCGACCCGCAGCTCGTGGCGGAGCTCGAGGGTCGCCAGGGCGCGCGCAGCGTCCTCGAGGAGATGTTCCCGCCGAGCGAGCTCGAGGCGCTCGCGGACGATGGCCTACTGCTCGGCATCGGAGTCGCCGAGCTCATGCCTGTGCAGGGGCGCGACTACCCGGTCCTCGTCCGGCTCGATCCGGAGTGGCTGCGCTACCGCTGGTCGGAAAACCGCTGGTACTACCAGTCGACGGTCGGCCAACTCCCGATCACGCCCGGTGACGGGCGCTGGGTGCTGCACACGCCGGGCGGGCGGCTGGCCCCCTGGCAACGCGGTCTGTGGCAGTCGTGCGGGCACGCGTACATCACGAAATCCCACGCGCAACTGCACCAGGCGAACTGGGAGGGCAAGTTGGCCAACCCGGCACGCGCGGCGGTGGCGCCGCTCGGAGCGAGCGATGCGCAGCGGGCGGGGTTCCTGCAACGGCTAATCGCATGGGGCGTCAACACCGTGTTCGAGTTGCCGGTCGGCTGGGACGTCAAAATCATCGAGTCCAATGGCCGCGGCTACGAGAGTTTCGGCGCCACGATCGACCGCGCGGAGTACACGTACGCGATCGCGATCTGCGGTCAGGTCGTGACGACGAACGGCGGGGCAGGGTTCAGTAATGCTGATGTCCCCGAGCGCGTGCTCACGAGCCTCGTGAACGCGACCGCTGACGCGATCGCGTACACGCTGAACACGCAGGGCCTACCGCAGTGGGTCGTGCGCCGTCACGGCGAGGACGCGCTGGATCGAATGCCCGTCCTCGAGCTCGCGGCGAAGGAGCCGAGGGACATGACCGCGCAGGCGCAGACGATGGTGACCGTCGCGGCCGGGATCAAGGCGCTGCGCGAGGAACTCGCTCAGCACGGCCGCGAGCTCGACATCGCGGAGCTCACGACGGAGTATGGCATTCCGATCGCGGGCGACGCAGACGGCGACGGCAACCCGGACTCCGGCGTGGTGAGCACGCCTCCGCCTCCGCCGCCGGCCTCGGGTACGCGCCTCGTGCCGACCGCGCCGCCGCCGGACGAGATGGATCCGGCCGACGCGCCGCCGACCGACGAGGCAGCCGCCGCGCTCGCGGCGAAAATGACGGAGCACCAGATCCCGCGGTGCGAGCACGGCAGTGCAAATCGCTGCCGGCTGTGCGGGATTGAGCGCGTGCGCGATTTCGAGCCGGGAGAGGATGGCACGCCGACGTGGAAGATCGCGTGGCGGCCCATCCGCCCGGCCGCCATGGAGGCCGCATGAGCGCCAGCAGGGGAGCGTCGTGAAACCGGACCTGCAGGAGCTCGTCCGCTACTGGCAGGATCGCCTGCGTCTGCGGGATTGGGCCATCGATGTCTCCTACGTCAAAAACCTGAAATCCCCCTCGGGCGCTCAGGTCTACGGGCTCTGCTACCCGTTCCTCGACGACAAGCGCGCGACGATTTACATCCGCGATCCGGAGGAGTCGACGCCGCTCGCGGCAGAGCCCCCGAGCACCGAGAAGGTGCTCGTGCACGAGCTCACGCATCTGCATTTCGCGCCGTTGTCGGGCTCGTCGAGGGCTGAGATCGCGGCCGAGGAACAGGCGGTGTGGGCGATCTCGGGCGCGATGGTGCAGGCGAGAGGCACCCCCGACGAGCCGCTCGTGGTGCGAGCGATGCTCGCGAGATTTCCAGCGCCGGTGCGCGAAGGAGGACGACAGATGGCGATCAACATGAGGGCCGCTCTCGAGGCGATCCGGAAGCAGGACGGGAAGGCCGCGCTTGCGCTGCTCGAACAGGCGATCGCGGGCGAGCCCGACGGCGACGAGGCGCCCGCGGCGCCCGACGGCGACGAGGCGCCCGACGGCGAGGCTACGCCCCCCGGCGAGGCTGCGCCCCCGCCTCCCCATGGCGAGGAGAAGCCGGCGGACGACAAGGACGAGGAGAAGCCCGAGCCTGCGGCCGCGAGGGCGCCGATGGCCGCGCGCCGCGCGCCCGCGCTCCCGGCGCTGCCTCGGCGCGCGACGGTCTCGCCCGACCCCGTGGTCGCGGCGCTCTCGGCCGAGGTGCAGCGCCTCACGGCGAGGGACGCGGCGCGCGAGGCGGCCGCCGAGCTCGCCGAGCGCAACGGCCTGGTCGCCGCGCGCCCCGCGCTGAACGTGAAACTGCGGGCGATGATCCTCGACCCGACGACTCCGATCCAGCTCGCGCGGCAGATGGCCGAGACGGTCGCGCCGACAGCGCGCCTCGCGCAGATCGGCACGGAGGTCGTGGCCGGGCAGCCGACGCTCGGTGAGGGGCAGGCCGACGCGCCGCCCGAGCTCCCGCCCGAGCAGGCGGCCGAGCTCTATCGGTCGATGGGGATCCTCACCGACTCTGCGCGCGAGGCGCGCGTGGACCAGGGCGGCCAGTGGATTCGCCCGGTCGAGACTCCGACGCAGGCGCGCGCCCGTCTCGCGGGCGCCCAGCAGAAGGGATCCTGAACATGGCTGCGCTCACCTCCCCCCGAGTCACCTCGCCGCGTAGCCGCACCGTGCGGCGCATCAGTGTGCCGCTCGCGGCCGGCGTCAAAACCTACCAGGGCGCCGCCGCGATGGTGATCACCTCGGGCGCGAGCAAGGGCTACTACGCCCCTGCCGACGCCGCGAGGACCGGCGCCGTCGAGGGTCTCTTCCTCGAGACCGTGGACAACACGGCCGGCCACGACGGTGACGCGTCCGCGATCGTCGAGTTCGGGCGCGACCGCGAGTTGCTCCCGTTCCTGAACGACGTCGGCACTCCGCTCACCGCGAGCGACCGCGGCGGGACCGCCTACGCGCTCGATGACCAGACCGTCTCGGCGGCGGTCTCGACGACGATCATGGGCCGGCTGTTCGAACTCGACGCGAATGGAGTCGCGTGGGTCGAGTGCCTCGCTACCGCGTGAAAGGGCGCAACTAACCATGAGCCTCATTGCCATCACGCCGAGTTGGGTCGGCACGTTCGAAAAGGCGCAGCGCACGCTGATCCAGAACGCCTGGGATCGGGTCAATCGGTCCCTGATCTGGGACAAATTCATGGAGGTGCGGCCGAGCTCGACGCTGACCGAGCTGTACATGTGGCTGTACGAGACGGCGCAGATCTACGACGAGGGCCAGGGAGGCCAGAAATCGTACGACTCGGTCGCCGCGACGTTCTTCGAGATCACGAACCGCAACTCGGGCTCGGCGCTGCGGCTCACGCGCAACGAGATCGAGGACAACATGCTCCAGCGCCCTGGCATGACGCAGGGCGGTCCGGCGCTCGACTACGCGGCCAACTGGGCCCGCCAGATCGGCGGAGCCTCGGCCTACTGGCCGCAGGAGAAGATGTTCGAGCTGGTCAAGTCGGGCGAAACCCTCGCCCATGGCTCGGCCTACGACGGGCGCGCGTTCTTCGCGAAGGACCACCCGGTCAACAAGTTCGACTCCTCGAAGGGCATCTACGCGAACCTGCTCTCGGGCGCGCCGAGTGGCATCTACCCCGGTGCCTGCCCGATCGACATCGTGCACGCGCCGACGCTCGCGGAGGCCGCGGCGAACTTCGCTGCTGCGGTGGCGTACATCGAGACGCTCACGCAGCCGAACGGGAAGCCGCGCTACCTGAAGGTCAAATACGCGCTCTCCGGGCAGGATCTGAAGAAGCGCTTGAACGAGATCCTCTCGACGCGGTACTTCGGGCAGGACGGCTCGACCGAGAACGTGCTCACGACGTACGGAATCGAGCCCGTGACGGCGCCCGAGCTCACGACGCCGGGCGAGTACTACCTCGCGTGCGAGCAGCTCACGAACGAGGGCGGCGGCCTGATTTTCCAGGACCGCTCGCCGTACGTGCTCACGAGCTACACGCCGGAGACACAGGCGCAGCTCCAGGTGCGCAAGGAGTTCGAGTGGTCCTACGACGGCCGCAATGCGGTCGCGTACGGGCACCCGTACCTGATGTTCAAGATCAAGCCGATCTGACCCCACCGGCATGAACGCAGTCGCCCCGCACCCCGACAGGGGCCGGGGCTTCGGCGTCAGGAGCCCCCGCCGTGACTGCCGCCCTCACCCTCGACGAGTTCAAGCTGCGGACGGTGATGCCGTCTGGCTACGTCGACGAACTCGTCATGAGCGAGGGGCCCAACTTCTGGCCAGCGCAGTTCGCGGCGGCGCAGGAGTGGATCGATGCGCGTCTCGCGAAACGGTACGCGCTGCCGTTCGCGGCCCCCGTGCCGGGCGTCTACCTCGGCTGGATTACGGTGTTCGCCACGCTGGCGGGGTACCAGCGGCGCGGGTGGGACCCGAGCGCGAAACAAAACGAGCTCGTGGTCAAGGCCGTAGACGACGCGAAAAAGGAGATTTCGGAAGCGGCCGACTCGGCGGGCGGGCTCTTCGAACTGCCTCTCCGCGCCGACACGCCCGGCGCCTCCGGCGTCGCCGTGGGCGGTCCGCTCGGCTACGCGGAGGCGAGCCCGTACGACTGGACCGATCGGCAGATCGAGGCCGTGAGGGGGTTCTGATGGCGAGCACCGACCTCTCCGCGCTCGACGCCCTGATCCGCAAACTCCGGCGCACGAGGGCGTTCGTTCTCGAGGCGGCGCCTGCGTGCGCGGCGGCCGTCGCCGCCGAGCTGCGCGCGAGTGCGGCGGCTGGGACGACGCCGGACGGCGCGTCGTGGGCGCCGCGCAAGGCCGACGGCGCGCGCGCACTGCCGGACGCGGCCAGTAGCATCACCGTCAAGACCGTCGGTTCCGTCGTGCTCGCGACGGTCGGCTATCCGTACGTGTTCCACAACAACGCGACGGTCGGTGGATCCACGCCACGGCGGCAGATCCTGCCCAGCGGCGCGTTGCCGGCCGCGCTCGCGCAGGCGATCCGGCGCACGCTGATCGCAGCGTGGGAGGCGGCGTGATGGCGGCCCCGACCCTCGCCCTCGAGTACCTGTTTCAGCGGCTGCAGGCCGAGACGCTCGAGCGCCGGCCGCCGACGCCGCCGAATCTGACGCCGCCGATCTCGTGTGTGTTCGGGTGGCGAGAGCCGTCGAAACAGACGAACACCGGCCCGGGCGGCGCCGCGCGTGTCGTGCTCCAGCCGGGCGACCCGAGTGGCAAGATCGGTAGCCTCGAGGGCGCGAAACTCCCTGGGCGCAACCCCGCGCCTGTCGCGACGCTCGTCGAGCTCGCCACGCTCTATCTATGGGCGGTCGACCCCACCGACAGGACGGAGCTCGGCCAGTATCGCGCCGCGCGCCGGCTGCACGATCTCGTCGTCCCGATCGTGATCCGCAGTTTCCGCGGCCGCTGGAAGCAGCTCGACGCGACGTGGGTGCGGCCCGAGCTCGAGCAGCGGTTCGGTGCGGAGCTCGCCATCGTGATCGCCGTGGAGGCGATGATTCCAGACGACGTGACGCCGGAGGTCGCGGGCGGCACCGTGACCACCGTCGATGGGACCATTGCGTCGCTCTCGGGGAGCGGCGTGCCGCAGCCGTGCGGATGAAGGAGATCGCATGACCGTCCAGTCCGTCACCTACAACGTTGTGAATGGTCGGCTCGGCGTCCGCCCGCCCGGCGGCGTCGAGTGCCACGCGTACGTGGGACCGTGCGCGGCGGGAGCGAAAAACAGGCCGACGCGCCACGTGCGCACGACCGACCTGCTCTCGCTCTACACGAGCGGCCCGACACCCGAGCTCGCGTGCCGGGCGATCGAGAACTGGCGCGGAGACGTCGTGATGGTCCGCTCGGAGGCGAGCACGGCGTCGAGTTTCGACGCGCTCGACACGAGCGGCGTCACGGGCACGAGCGTCGTCACGCTGGACGCCACGGCGAGCGCCGACGACGACTACGAGGCGAGGGTCGAGATCGTGCGTGGCTGCACGGTCGGCACGGCCGGTGGCACCTACCGCACGAGCCTCGACCACGGCCGGACCTGGTCGACGCCGCTCGCGCTCGGCACGGCGAGCTCGATCACCATCGCGAACAGCGGTGGCGTGAGGTTCGCGCTCGCCGCTGGCACGCTCGTTCCGGGCGACACCTGGTCGGTCGTCACGCACGCGCCCGAGGCGACGGCGAGCGACCTCACGACCGCGCTGAACGCGCTGCTCGCGTCGTCGCAGCCGTGGCGGCACGTGTGGATCGGCTCGCCGGTCGACGCGACGATCGCTGCGGCCCTCTCGGCGTGGCTCACGTCGGTCGAGAACACCACCGGCAAGGCGCGCAAGATATACTGCTCGTACCGCCTGCCGCGCGCGAGCGAGTCCGAGGCCGACTACCTCACGGCGTTCGCGTCGGCCTTCGAGGGATTCAGCGACAGGCGGATCACGATCTGCGCGGCGGCCGCGCGCGTGCTCTCCGCGCGCCCCGGTCGCGCGTACGTCTACCGTCGTCCGACGCTGCACGCGATCGCGGGGCTGCCCGGCGCGCTCCCGCTCGGTGTCGACATGTCGCAGACCGTCGACGCGACGCCGGACGGCCTGCCTGGCGTGTCGCTCTACGACGAGAACGGCAACCAGGTCGAGCACGACGAGATGCTGCGCCCCGGCCTCTCCGACGTCCGCGCGCTCGTGCTCCGCACGTGGCCGGACAAATCCGGCGTGTTCGTGAACGACCCCGTCACGCTCGAGCAGCCCGGTGGCGATTTCCACCTCGACCAGCACGTCCGCATTCTGACCGAGTTCTGCAACCTCGCGCGGCGCGTCCTCGTCGACGAGCTCTCGCGCGCGCTCGATCTGAACTGGCGAACCAACGGCGCGAACGTCGCGGGCGCGCCCACGGAACGCGAGTGCCAGCGTATCGAGGCGCGCGTGCTCGCGGCGCTGAGCGACTCGCTGAAAACGCACGTCTCGCGCCTCGAGTTCCGCCTGCACCGGGACGATCTCGTCCTCTCGACGCAGACCCTCTCGGCGGACGGAGGGATCCTCTTCCGGGGCTACCCGAAGGCGATCAACTTCACGGTGGCTGCGATCAACCCGGCTGCGGCCTAACAGGAGAGAACCAATGAGCGAGGCAGTACTCGTCAACGGCAAAGCCTACGACCACAGCTCCGCGCGGCTCGACATCTTCGGGTTGAAGGTCGTGGGCTTCACCTCGATCGACTACAACGACAAGCTCGAGCGGGGCGAGGTGCGCGGCGCCTCGCAGGTTCCCCTCGGCACGACGAGAGGGAAATACTCGGCCGACCCGTGCAAGATCACAGTCGTCAAGACGACGGCCGAGGAGATCCGGACGCACCTCGCCGGGCTCTCCCGCACCGGCAACTCCACGGGATCCCCGAAGGGGACGATCATCGTGCAGTACATCGACGACGAGCTCGGCGTGCAGACGCACGAGCTCATCGACTGCCGGCTGAACACCGGCGGTGCCAGCTCGAGCAAGGAGGGCGCGGACCCGCTGACGGAGGACCTCGAGTTCTACGTCCGGTTGATCCGGCGCAACGGCAGAACGCTCTTCGAGAGCGACGAGCAGGGGGTCTGATGGCTACGGTAGAAGAGCTCGAGGCGCGGCTAGCGGCCGCAAAAAAGGCGCGCGAGGCGGCGGCAGAGCAACGCGCCGCAGCGCGCGCGCAGGATCCGAGGCGGATCGAGGCCGAGATCGCACGCATCGAGCGCGCGACAGCCGATGATGCCAAGTTCGCCGAACTCGTCGAGGAGTACGGCGACGGTGCGCTCCGGCGCCTGAACACCCCACGCGACGGGATGGTGGTCGTCAAGGCGGCGCCGCCGCTCGTGCACCGGCGATTCGTCGACGAGTCGGGGCGCGCCGACCATGCGAATCCGAAGGTGCGCACGTCGCTCCACGACGCCGCGGAGCGGCTGGTGGCGCACTGCCTCGTGTATCCGGACAGGGACACGTTCGCGAAAATGGCCGAGCGCGTCCCTGCCCTGGTCCTCGCATGTGCAAATGAGGCGTACGACCTCGGGCGACCGCAGGTGGAGGAAGACGCGGGAAAATAAGGGAACTCGTCGCGCGATCGGAGCACGACGAGTGGGTTGCAGGCGCGTGCGTCGCCCAGTACCGACTGGGCGAGGGCGAGACGGACGCGGAGCGGTGGCGGTTCGCGGCGGGCGCGATCCTCGTCGCCCGCGGGCTCGCGGAGCTCACCAGGCTCCGCACGGCGTGGAGCTGACGTGGCGGACGCGACGGCGACATTCGGAATCGACATCGAGGAGACCGGCGGAGAGGACGCCGCGAGCTCTCTCGAGGCGCTGCGCGCGAAACTCGTCGCCGACACGTCCGCGCTCCGCGAGATGACCACTGCGATGCGCAACCTCCGGGCAGGCGGTCAGTCCGGGTCGGAGGCGATGGCGCAGCTGAAGGAACAGATCGCGGCGCAGAGGATCGCCGTGGGGCAGGCGCAGGCATCGTTCGTGTCGCTCGGCGGGACGTTCGGCAAGGTCGGGTCGGCGAGCGCGGCGGGACTCGGCGAGCTCGCGGCCGCCGCCGACGATGCCGGCCTGTCGACCGAGCAGATGCTGCTCGCCGCGAAGGGCGCACTCGGCCCGATGGGAGGTCTGTTCGAGCGCGCAGGCATGCTCTCGCGCGCGCTGGGCGGCGTGAATCTGATGGCCGTCGCCGCGGGCGTCGCGCTCGTCGCGCTCGCCGCGATCGTCGTCACCGGCATCGCGAGGCTCACGCAGTTCGCGTTCGCGGCGGCCGACGCGGCGCGGTCGCAGAAACTCGCGTTCGCCGCGATGGTCGGCGGCTCGCGCGCCGGTGGTGAGGCCCTCGCCGCGGCGGTGAACCGAGTGGCGCAGACGGTGCCGCAGACGCGCGCCGAGCTCGCCACCCTCGCCGAGCAGCTGGCGAAAACGGGACTGCGCGGCAAGGCGCTCGAGGACGCGCTCGCGGCGGCGGCGGCGAAGGCGGCCGGCCCGTTCGCGGCCGACAAAATGCTCTCGTTCGGCGTCCAGGCAGACAAGCTGAGGGACAACGTCGCGCAGATTTTCGAGGGGATCGACGTGGGGCCATTCCTCTCGGCGCTGCAGGATCTGCTCTCGGTGTTCTCGCAGTCGAGCGCGTCGGGACGTGCACTGAGGGAGATCGCGACGCAGATGTTCGGCGCGATGTTCTCGGCCGCGGCGGCGGTGCTGCCCTATCTCAAGGCCGCATTTCAGGCGGTGTTGATCGCCGGAATGCAGGCATTCATCTGGATTCGGCCCGCGATCCCGGCGTTGAAACTGCTCGGCGCGGTCGTCGTCGCGGCCGCGCTCGCGTGGGCAGTGACGGCTGTCCCCGCGCTCGTCTCGGGCGCGATCGCCGCGGCCACGGCGTTCGGCGCGATGGCGGTGTCCGTCATCGCCGCGACGTGGCCGTTCCTCGCGATCGGCGCCGTGATCGTGGGCGTGTACCTGCTGTTCACGCGGTGGAGGGCACTCCCGGCGATGTTCTCGGCGATCTGGAGTGGCATCAAAACAGGCGCGCTCGCCGTGTGGAATGGCATCAAGGCCATGGCGAACGGGATCTGGGCGGCCATCAAGACCGCATTCGCGCTGATTGCGGCGGCCGCGGCGGCGCCGTTCCTGCCAATCATCGCGGCCGTCATGGCCGTGGTCTACGTGTTCCGCAACTGGGACAAGGTCGGCCCGATGATCGCGAGCGCGCTCGCGAGCGCGTGGAGCACCATCACGGGATGGCTCGGCAACCTCGGCAGTGCCATCCAGGGCGGGCTCTCGAGCGCGTGGTCGGCCGTGACGGGCTTCGTCGGGCAGTTCGCGAGCGCCGGAGCGAACCTGATCAGCGGGCTCGTGCAGGGCATCGCGAGCGGCGCGGGCGCCATCCTCGACGCGCTCCTCGCGCCCGTGAAGGCCGGCGTCGCGGCCGTGAAAAATTTCCTCGGCATCCACAGCCCGTCGCGCCTGATGATGGGGCTCGGCGGGCACACCGCGGCCGGTTTCGCCGCGGGTCTCGATGCGGGTTCGGGCGACGTGGCCGACGCAGCTGGCGCAATGGCCGGCGCTGCCGCAACGGGCGCCGCCGGGGCGCCTGGCGCGGCGGGCAGGGCAGGGCCCGCGGGCAAGAGCGCGGGGCGCGGCGCGGTGACGCTGAACCTCACCGTGAACGCCATGGGCGCGGGTGCGGCGGACATCGCTCAGGCGGCGCGAGAGGCCGTCGTCGCCGCCCTCGAGGAGGCCGGTCTACTAGCCGGCGCGGAGCTCGCCTGATGCCCGGCGTCAACCTACTCCGCACGCCGGGACCGGCCAACAAATTCATGGTGGCCGGGTTGCCGCTGCCCGGCATTGCCAGGGTTACTGGGTGCGTCGACCAGCGCAAAATCGACGTCCAGGCGGGGAGCGGGACGAAGGGCGCGACTCTCCGCTACCAGGGCGCCGATCCACAGGAGTTCGAGGTCAGGCTGCAGATCGCTGACGAGGACGAGTTCGATGAGTGGCTGACCGGCGACGCGGCCGCGGTCGTGAGGGCCGTGCCCGAGGGGAAAGGGGCGCGTGCCTATGCGGTCGAGCACCCGTCGTGCCTCGAGTGCGGCATCACAGCGGCGGTGACGAAATCCGTCGCAGCGGCCGAGAAACAGGAGGACGGCGGTTACCTCGTCGTGATCAAACTACTGCCGAGCTCGCCGCCGAAGCCCTCGTCCGGTACCCCGAAGGGCAGTGCGACACAGTGGACGAGCAAAAACGCGCAGCCGCCCGACGCCCAATCCGCGGCTGACAAGACGATCGAGCAGCTCACGCAGCAGATCAAGGATGGCCAATGAGCGAGCTCGTCCTCTCGCTAAACGGCGCGCGCGCGAACACGGCGCGGCTCGTCGTCCCGTTCGCGGGGCGGTGGGTCGTCGACGTCGAGCTCGACGGCGCGGCGGTGCCGGTGGGCCCGGCGCGCGTGACGATCGGCGGGCTCACGCTCGTGGGGACCGTCGTCCCAGCGCGCTCGGGCGCGTTCGTGGGCGTCGCGCGCGTGCGCGTCGTCTCTGGCGCGGGCGGGTGGTCGAGGGTCGCGCCGTCGCGCTCCTATCATGACGACGCTGGTGTCCGGCGCGCGCTGGCGCTCGAGCAGATTGCGCGCGACGTGGGCGAGACGATCGAGACGACGGGCGACGCCACGCGGCTCGGGATCGATCTCGTGCTGCACTCCGAAACGGCCGCGCGCGTGCTCGACCACGTCCTCGACGGGACCCACTGGCGCGTCGACTACGACGGCGTCACGCGGTACGGCGCGCGCCCAGCCGCGACGCTCGGGCCCGGCGTCGAGTTGCTCGACGTCGACATGCGTGCGCGCCGCCTAACGCTAGCCGCCCCGGACCCGTCGGCGGTGCCGATCGGAGCGCTCGTCACGGACGCGCGCATGAGCGTCCCGCTCGTCGTGCGCGAGTTCGAGGCCGTCATCACCCCGGGTACGGCGCGGATCCTCGCGTGGGGAGTGCTGGCGTGACGTCGTCGCGACTCCTCGAGGCGCTCCGGGCGCTGCTCCCGGCGCTGCTGCCTCGCGAGCCGTACCTCGGGCCACGGCGCTACCGCGTCGTCAGGATGCGGCCGTCCGCGAGCTCGAGCGAGCAGACGCGCGTGGAGCTGCAGATCGTGACGGCGGCGACGGGGATGCCGGACGTGCTCATGGTGCCCGTGTGGCCTGGCGTCGCGGGCGCGCACGCCGAGCTCGCCCCAGGCGCGCACGTGCTTGTCGAGTTCATCGACGGTGACCCCGAGCAGCCGTTCGTGGCGGCGTTCTCGACGCGCGACGATCCGGCGTGGCGGCCCGCGTACCTGACGCTCGATGCGGCGGCGACGGTGCGCGTGGGGCCGAGCGCGGCGACCGTCGAGCTCGCGGGCAAGGCTAGCGACACGATCGCGGTCCCCGGCGCTGAGGCAGGCCGCGTCGTGCGCTACGGCGACGTGATCATGTTTCCGGCCGGCCCCGCCGCGACGCCGACCGCGCTCCCCGTGCTCGGCTCGGCCCCCGGCGCCATCGGCGCGCCGGTCCCGCCGATCGTGGCCTCGAGGGTGAGGGCCTGATGACCACCGACTACGGCACCGATCTCGACCTGCGCGACCTCGACATGGCGCCTGACGGCGGCACGGTCACCGGCCGCGCACTGCTCGAGCAGGTCGCGTTGATCCGCCTCTCGACACCGCGCGGGACGTGCCTCGAGTGCGAGGACGACGGGGTCTGCCTCACGGACTGGCTGTCGCGCGCGATGGGCCCGAGCGAGGTCGCGAGCCTCGCGGCCGTCCTCGAGGCCGAGCTCCTGAAAGACGAGAGGATCCGCGCGGCGCGCGCGATCGTCGACGCATCGTCGCTCCCCTCGGCGGGCGAGCTCACCGTCGAGCTCGAGCTCGACGGCGGAGAGGGCCCGTTCCGGCTCGTGCTCGGCGCGTCCGCCGCCGGCATCGCGATCCTCGGAGGCGCCTAATGCTCACGATCGATCAACTGTTCCGGGGCCTCTCTCCAGCGGAGGTGAAATCGACCCTCTACCAGCTCGCGGAGAGTTTCGGTCTCTCCACGACGGCGTGGCAGAAACTGAGCCCGCTGCGCGCGATTTTCGCGGTGCTCGCACAGCTCGTCAGCAATGTCACGGTGCTGCAGGCGACCGTCAATCAGAGCGCATTCCTCGACGACGCGACGGGCGAGCTCCTGCAAAACCTCGCACGGTACGTCTACGGAGTGGCGCCCCGCGAGGCGACGTTCGCCCGGGGCGAGGTCACGGTCAACAACGGCGCGGGTGGCCTCTACACGTACGGCCCCGGTGACCTCGTCGTCACGTCGAGTGCGCTGAAGAAGGCCTATCGCAACCTAGCGCCGGTCACGATCCACCCAAACGAACTCGGCGTCGTGGTCCCGATCGAGGCGCTTGAGCAGGGATCCGCATCGACGGCGGCGCCAGGCCAGATCGACGGATTCGCCACGGGCGCGCCGGGCCTCTCGGTGGCGAACGCGCACGCCGTCGTCGGCGAGGACGAGGAGAGCGCGGCGGACCTGCGCCAGCGGTGTCGCGCCAAGCTGGGCGCGCTCTCCCCCTCCGGCCCGTCGACGGCGTATGCCTATGTCGCGACCACGCGCGAGAACAATGGTGGCGTCCCGTGCGACCGCGTGCTGGTGCGGCCTGCGGAGGGCAACGGCACGATTCGCGTTGTCGTGGCCGGCCCTGACGGCGCGATCGCGGGCACGACAGGCGACCCCGCGACGGACCTCGGGAAGCTGTTCCTGGCGCTGAACCGCCTCGCGGTGCCGGCCGGGTACACGCTACTCCTCTCGTCGGCGTCGGTCGTGACGGTCACACCGAGCGCGACGATCTACGTCGCGCAGAGCGCCGGCCTCACGGACGCGCAGGCGATCGCGGCCGTCGAGCAGGCCGTGGCGAACTACCTGCCCACGCTCCCGATTGGCGGCGTCGACCTAGGCGGCGGCGGCGCGGTACTGTTCCGCGCCCTCGAGGCCGTGATGTCCGCCGCCGCGAGGGGCATCCTCGAGGTCAAGCTCTCGAGCGAACTGGACATCGCGATCGGGGCGACCGAGGTCGCGGTCCTCGGCTCGCCCGTGTTCGCCGTGACGCAGGTGGCCGCGTGAGCTCGCTCCGGTCGACCCTATCGAGGTACCTGCCGCCGTGGCTCCGCGCGCGCGTGGCGCAGGGGAAGACCGCGATTTTCTCGTATCTCTACGCGATCGCGCTCGTGGGTGACGCGACGGTCGAGTTCGCCCTGCAGGGCCTCCAGGCGCGCTGGCCCGGCGTCGGCACGCCGACCGCGCTCCCGCGGCTCGGCCGTGATCGGTGCATCCGGCGGGGATTCGCCGAGTCGGACGACTCCTATGCGGGCCGCCTGCCCGCGTGGCTCGACGACTGGCGCCGAGCCGGCAACCCGTTTGGGCTCATGCACGCCGTGCGCGACTACCTGTCTCCGGCGAGGCCGCTCCTGCGGATCGTCAACGCCTCGGGCACATGGTACACGCTGCATCCCGACGACACCGAGGAGGTTGTGCAGACGTGGCCCGCGTTGAACTGGGACTGGGACGGAGACGCCTCGAAACCGACGCGGTTCTGGCTCGTCATCTACTCGGACGCGGGGCCGTGGACGCCCGGCACGAGCTACGACGACGGCAATCCGTGGGACGGCGGCGCGACGTTCGGCACGAGTGCCACGGCCGAGCAGGTGGCGACGCTGCGCGCGATCGTGCGCGATTTCAAGTCGGCGGGCGATCGCTGCTCGCACATCATCGTCGCGTTCGACCCGACGAGTTTCGCCCCGACTGCGGCACCCGGCGATCCTGGGATGCCTGACGGGACGTGGGGGCACTGGTCGAAAAACGTGGGTGGCGTGCAGGTCCCGGCGCGCCTCGGCTCCGCGGAATACTGGGATGGGGTGTAGATAGAAATGGCCACGACCTACGCGGGCGATCCCAACAACTACCCCGACGCGATCACCCTCCCCAGCGGCGGCGACCTCGTGCGGGCTGCCAGCGTGTCGACGGCGCTGGAGGGGCTCGCGGACCGCACGGCAAACCTCGCGCGCAGACTCCGGCTCGTCGACATCGTCGTCGACAAGACGGACGACGCGTCGAGCTCGCACAACACGACGACGACGGTGATGCCGGGCGGCGCGTTCTTGGACATCCTGAACCTCGTCGACCTCGCCGACCTGCAGATCGGCGATCTCATCGAGCTGGACGCGACGTTTTGGGTGCACACGTCGGGGAGCGGCGGCGTCTACCTGCGCGTCGGAAACACGGGGGGCGCCGGGATCGTAATCAACAGCGCGATCCCCGAGCAGAGCGTCGACGAGTGGGCGCATAACCGCGAGGTGCACATCCACACGTACTACGAGATTCCGGACGCGGCACGCGCGGGTGCGCAATCGCTCTATCTGCAGGTCCGCGGTGAGCCCGTGACGCTGGAGATCAAAACACCGCAGGTCGTGATCGCCAAGGTCTATCGGAGGTCGTGATGGGCTCGAACTGGCTCGACAGCCTGCTCTACGGCGTGCGCTCGGTCGTCGTCAACGGGGTCGAGATGCCCGAGAGGCCGACGCTCGCGCTGACGGGCGCCGTCGGCGCGTCCGACAACCCGGGTGCGAACCGGACCGATCTCACGTTTTCTGGCGGTGGTGGGGGTGGCGATCTCACGCCGACAACCATCAAAACGAGCGACTACGTCGCCGGTTTCGGCGAGCTCGTCCTCGTCGATGCGAGCGCCAACGACATCACGATCCGCGCGCCGGACGGCGCGCCCGGTCACCCGAACGCGCGCTGGGGCGTGCTCCGCGTGGAGCCCTCGATCAGTCCGACGCACGTCGTGACGCTCGACGCGGACGACGCGATCGACGACGAGGGCACGTACACGATGCGCGAGCCGATGTCGTGCACGCTGCTCCGGGCGACCAGCAGGGGGTGGAGGATCGATAGCGAGGCGCGTCCGTTCTCGGTCCCGAGCGACGCGTTGCCCTCCGGCGTGGGCACCGCAGGCGCGGCGGGCACGTCGCCCGCGCTCGCGCGTGCCGACCACGCCCACGCGCTCGGCTACGCGGCGGTGCAGGCAGCGATCGCTAGCGCGACATCGCCGCTCGGGCTCGGCGGGCAGCGCATCACCGCCGTCGCGGACCCCGTGGGCGACCAGGATGCGGCGACGAGAGCGTACGTCGACGCCCACGCGAGCGCCGCTGGCGTCCTGCACTCCGGCACCGGCCAACCGAATAGCACGCGTGTCGTCCAGGGCAGGAGCTCGGCCGGAGTCGCCGTCACGTCGCCCTCGCCGGTCACTGCGGGGGATCTCCTCGTCGTGCTGCTCCAGTGCGAGGCGAACATCGCCGGAGCGACCGTGAGCGACACGCTCGGCACCACGTACAAAATGGTCGGCGAGAGCACGTCGCACCCGCTCAACGCGCAGGTGTGGGTGGGGGTCGCGCCGACGTCGGGGGCGTGCACGATCACGGGCACGCACCCGAACTCGTGGGCGCGCACGACGTTCGCCGCGTACCGCGGGGTGACGGCCAGTGTCGAGAGCACGGACGCGGTCTACGGCGGCGTCGGGCCGCTCACCGTCGTAGCCGGCGAGCCGGGCGCGCTGATTGTCGGCGCTGTGGCCTCGTACTATCCCGGCGTCGCGTACACGCCCGCGAGCGGATTCGTGGTCGACGCGACGGCGGGCGACGCCGACTCGTCGCTACTGGTGCATCACGTCGCGACAACGGCGGGCGCCGTCTCGGTCACGTACGGCACGAGCGCCCCCAACGACGCTCCGTTTTTCGCCGTCGCCATCGCGCCGGCCGCGGTGTCGAGCGTGGGAGTCGATGGCGACTGGTACCTCGACCTCGCCGACAAATCGCTGTGGGGGCCGCGCACCAACGGGGTCTATCAGCGCGTCGGGGCGCTCTCGTGAGCAACAACGCCTGCGGCACACCTGGCTGCCCCGCGCCGTCGCTCGAGCAGTGGGGTCAGCTCTGCGCGTCCATCGGGCGCGTGGAGGCGACGCTCGGGTCAGTCGTCGAGCGTCTCGACGCGCTCGAGGCGGCGAAGAAGGGCGACGCGGACGCCGACGCCGACGCGCTCCGCGCGGAGGTCGCCGCGCTGAAGGCAGAGCGCACGCGCGCAGCCGATTTCCGCCGCGACGTCGGCAAGGCGGTCGCGATCGCGCTGCTCTCCGCAGCTCTCGGCGTGCTTGGCGGCGCGGCGGCCAAGGGAGCGCCGCGCACCGCGTCTCCTCCGACTCCGACGCTCGGCGCGGGCGGCGCGCCGAACCCCTACGCGTACCCGCCGCCGCCGAAGTGATTGCCCATCAGGAGACTCCTATGCCCCTCGTCTCGCTCTTTGCCACGGTCGCTCCGGATGGCGCGACCGCGATCGATCCGACAGCCGTCGTCGCGCTCATCCAGGCGCACGCGTGGGTGCCGCTCGCGGCGCTCGCGATCCACGTGGTGCTGCGGCTCCTCGAGGCCGACGTGCACCCGACGTGGCTCACCGTGCCGCCGGCATGGCGGCCGTGGCTCGCGCTCGCGCTGGGCCAGGTCGCGGGCGTGCTCGATGCGGTCGCGCAGGGCGCGACGTGGCGCGCCGCGGTCGTCGGCGGTTTCGTCGCCGCGAGCCTCGTGATCTGGCAGCGTGCGGTGCCGGGTGCGCAGCTCGTGACGCCAGGCGACGGGACGGCGCGGGCCAACGCGAGCGGCGAGGCGCCACCCGCGCCGCGTGCGCCCGCCGTGCCGCCGGTCGTGTCGGGGCTGCTCGTCGTGCTCGCCCTCGCGGCAGTGCTCGGCGCCCTCACGTCGTGCACCGCAGCGCAGCGCGCGACCGCGCGCACGGTCGTCGACACGGTGCGGCCGGAGTGCTCGCTCGTCTCCGTCGTGAGCGGGTCGAGCGTCGCGGGCGTCGTGTGCTCGGACGTGGGCGCGCTGCTCTCCGACCTGCTCGCGTCGCAGAGGCTCGCGGCGGCGCCGTGCCGCAGCATGGTCGCGGTGCACGACACGACAGGCGCGAGCGTGGGCCTCGTGTGCGCGCCGCTCGCGCCCGCCATGCAGGCGAGGCTGACGCCGTGAGCGCGCGCGTCCACGCCTGGCGGCCGACGCCGCCCAACCATCCGGCGTGCGGACAGCACGCGCGATCCGCGAGGCTCGGCGCGAGGCTCGCGCCCGCGCCGTCGCTCCCGCCCGAGGCCGTTGATCTGCGTTTCCTCGTGCCCGAGGTGCTCGACCAGGGCGCGACGAGCACGTGCGCCGCGCACGCGGTCGCGCAGGCGATCCGCTGCCGCGCGCATGTCGCGTGGCCGGGCATCCTACCGCCGCCGCTGCTGCCGAGCCGACGCGCGCTCTACCGCGACGCCCTCGGCTACGCCGAGCACGAGCGCGGCGAGCCCGTGGTCGACGAGGGGACGAGTTTCGGCGACATTTTCGCGGGCGCCGAGATCGCGGGCGTCGTGCCCGAGAGCGTGTGGCCCTGGGACGAGGCGCACCCGATCGCCGACCTGCCGCCCGAGGTCGAGCGCATCGGCGCCGACCATCGCTGGCAGATCGACGGGTACCTGCGTCTCGACGACGCCGACCGGCGCGGCGCGATCTCGCGCGCCATCGCCGCGGGGCACCCCGTGGTCCTCGGCGCGACGATCGATGAGGCATTCGAGGCCGAGGACGGGGCCGAGCTCGTGACATCGTTCGGCGACGCCATCGGTGGGCACGCGATGGCCGTCGTCGGCTACGACGCCGAGGGCGTCTGGCTCGTGAACTCCTGGGGGGCGAGCTGGCGCGCTGGCGGCTTCGCGCGCCTCGCGTGGGCGCTCGTCGAGAGCGATCGCGTCGGTGAGGCGTGGGCGATCTCCGTGGCGCCGCCGGGGTGGCTGTCGTGACGGCCTCGATGCTCGACGCGGCGGGCGAGCTCCGCGCCGCGGCCACCGAGGCCCTCGCCGTCGCGGACGCGGTGGCACACGTCCTCAACACCGACGGCTATGTCCTCCCGGAGCTCTGCATCCGGGCCGAGACCGCGCGCGAACGCCTCCGCGCCGCCATCGAGCGGCGCCAGGAGCCCGAGCCGCCCAGGGAGGCGCCGTGAGCGCGCGCGAGCTGTTGGCCGAGGTGCTCGTCGGCGTCCTCGTGGCGGGCGACGAGCACCGCTCTCCGTGCGTCGGAGAGAGCGTGCGCCGCGCCGTCGAGCTGTACCTCGAGTCGCACACCGAACTCGACACGCCCCGTGTGCGCGCCGCGATCGCGGCCCAGCGCGGGGGCATCTCCCCCCTCGCGGCCGGCGTGCCGCCTCAGGAGCCACGATGATGCGCATCGCCCAGCACGCAGGGACCGTGTGACCGTGCTCGCCGCCACTCTGCGCCGCATCCTCGCGGACCTCGCGATCGACGCCCCCACACATCGCGTGCTCGCTCGTGAGTACCGCGAGAGCGCCGATGCACACGACGCCGTGGCGGACGCGATCGAGCGCGGGCCGGCGTTCGTCGAGGCGCTCCGCAGCGCGCCGGACCGCGCCGACGCGACGCCGATCCCCGACACCCTGCCGGCGCCGCCGCCGGAGCCCGAGCCGTGACATCCTCGTCCCTGTCCGACCTGCTCGCCGCGCTCCTGCGCGCGCACCCCGTCGCGGTCGTCGCCGTGCCCGCGCTCGGGTGCGTCGCCTGCTGGGGCGTGGCGCTCGCCCTCATGCTGCGGAGGAGGCCCCGTGGCTGACCTGACTCTCGACACGATCGACGCCT